TATCCGCGAATGGCGCTCAAGTCGCAGGAGGAGTGAAGGCCGCTCATTCCGGAGCCGCAATATCCGGCAAGGGATCACTCATCGCAACCGGCGAAGCCGGCGGAAGCGAGATTCATTCTGGAACTGCGGTTATTTCCGGAGGTGGTTCGCTTTGGCCCAACGGAATAAAGGGCAGTGAGGGTCCGGTAGGGATTTCAGGTCGCGGCGTTCCGGAGGCCTCCGGGGCAAAATCCGCATATGCGATGGTTGCTATATCCGGCAACGGTTCGTTTGTCGCTTCCGGCGATGCGACTGGGCCCGCCCTTGAGGAAATTAGGTGTCTTTCGCGTATCTTTACGGAAGGTGTCAGGTTATCCCGGGTCGTCGCGGAGGTCAACTTGATTTCTCGGATCGATAGGAAAGGGTGAGGTCAATATGCCCATCTACATGAGTTCGGTCGGATATAGGATCGTACTATTCGTTGGCCAAGATATCCAGGACGCAACGGTTCGGCACATCGTTTACAAGAAGCCAAGCGGGGAGGTGGGTTATTGGCTCGCCACGCTTCGCGGCTTGCTCGAGATTGAGTATACCGTCCAAGCGGGCGACTTTGACGAGGCGGGGAAATGGGAATTACAGGCATATATAGAGACGCCGAATTGGTCCCACTACGGCGAGAAAGCCTACCTGGACGTTGAGGAGAACATTGAATGAGGGGTCAACCATGAAAGTCGGAAAGCGCGGGCTGAAGATGTCGTCGGGGAAGATTTTTCATTTCAAGTCTAAGAAGAGAAGGGCCAACTTCGAGAAGGTTGCGCAAGCCTTTAAGCACGGCTGGAAACCGACGAGAAAGAAATGATCGAACTCAAGGGCCATATCCTCAAGCTCCAGAAGGTCGAGAACCGAATGGCGGAGATTGCCGGGCTCAAATTCAGGCTGATGGACGAGGCGCGACTCCTCGGCAAGGACGGCAAGGCTTACGCGGGCGAGTACACGGACGCGCTCGCGCGGGATATCTTCGAGGGCGTGCGGCAAGCGGTGAAGCTCGGGATGGAACTCGGGGGGTCCATCAATGGCTGATAAGAAGAACCTCCAGCTCGAGGTCTTCCGGGTGAAGGTCCGGTTCCTCATGGAGCAGTACGCGGCGAAAATGCGGATATTCGTGGCCGAGAACAAGGCGGCCGGCATGACCCCCGAGGCCATTAAGGCTATGCGCGAGAATCCGCTGTCGCGTTGGGCGATGGAGCGGGAGGCGCTCAATAAGGCCGTTAAGCGTGAGGTTGCAGGGCTCATCAACCGCGTCCATATTACGGCGTACACGCGGGAGGCTCTCTAATGCCCGAAGGCGAGCTCCTCCAAAATGTCATCTGCTCGATGAATCCCTGCCCGATCTGCATCGACGCAGCTGATCAGGAGCCCATGGCCTTCGATGAGTGGGCGGACTCCGAATGGGGACTCCCGGGAAGCTCCGCACGCTATTGTGAGGACGACTGCCACTGCATCCTTGTCCCGGTCGACGCGATGGACGAGCTCCCCGAGATCTCGAACCTGGTGAAGCTCAGGGGTGAGGAGGGGACGGAAATTACGAGCATCGTCGATATATCGCCCTCGGAGCAGGGCTTGAAAGAGGTCATGGAGGAATGGAACGGGATGGGCATGCAACTCCCTCCGGAGATCTACGACATGGACGTTTTCGAGGTCGAGCCGTATCTCCGCAAGCTCATCAAGAAACTGGAGGGCGGCCAATGAGCGTTAAGATCACGGGAGTCGCCGAGGTGAAGCGGCAGTTCGCCGCCATCGAAGCGTTCCTGGCCTCCACGAAGCCGATGGAGGGGATCGTCGCGGAAATCAAGGACATCATCCTCATAAAGACCTCGAGCGGGCTGGACTACATGGGCCGGAGCTTCATGCCGTACTCGAAGGCGTACAAGAAAAAGAAGACGGGGATGACGGCGACGGGCAGGCCGAACTTGAAGCTTTCCGGGACGATGCTTGACGCGATCAGGGCCGAGGTTAAGGATGCGCGGCACGGGGCGGTATTTGTCGCCCCGGTCAGTGAGCCCAGGGGTAATGCGCAGTCAGATATGCTCGCCCAGATCCACACGACGGGGACGGGGAAGCAGCCGCAGAGAGAATTTATGAACCTGGCGCCATCGGCCGTCAAGAAGCTCACCAAGAAGTACTACGACGACGAAATCCTGGAGCTCGTGAAGGCAACGCGGTGAACATGAAGAAGCTCATCCGCACGAAGCGGTAAGCAAATAAATTACAGGAGGCCAAGCATGGCTACGGAAGAAAAAAAAGAAGAGACCAAGAAGGTCGAAGGCGAAGGGAAAGAGGCGGAGAAATCCGAACTCGATCCGACGATCGTGGCCCTAATGAAGGACCCCGACGCCATCGCCAACCTGCTCAAGACGAAGCGGGATTCGAACGCCGAGGCGAAAGCCTACCGCCTGAAGCTCGAAGCCAAAGATAAGGCCGAGACTGAGGCGAAAGAGGCGGCCCTGAAGGAACAGGGAAAGTTCAAGGAACTGGCCGAGAGTGCGAAAACCGAGAGTGCGAAAGCGCTGGCCGGCTTCATAAAGAGGCTGGCGGACCTGACCATCAAGAATGAGGCAATCGCCCTGAACGCGATCTACCCGGACGTGGTTGTCCTGGCCGTCGATAGGGCGGGGATCAAGGTCTCGGCTGACTTGGAAACCGTGGAGGGCGCGAAGGAAGCGGTCGAATTGCTCAAGAAGAGCAAGCCGGACCTCTTCAAGGAAGCCGGGCAGACCGGCACCCCGCCTCCCGGGACCCCGAAGCCGCACCTCAAGGGCACTTTACAGCCGGCCGCAGGCGAAAGCGTCTATGACCGGATCACAAGGGGGCTCGAAGGTAAGAAGAAATAACCCTGAGCCTCCAAAAGGAGATACAACACTATGGCTCAAACACTCATTGAGTACAGTAAGCAGACGCAGGACCCCATCCTGAGCGGCGTCATCGAGACGTTCGCCAAGTCCTCCGTCATCCTGGACGCCCTTCCTTTCAAGAGCATCCAGGGGAACGCCCTAGCCTACAATCAGGAAAGCGTTCTGCCCGGGATCGGATTCCGGGGAATCAATAAGGCGTACGCCGAAAGCGTCGGCGTCCTCCTCCCCTTGACCGAGAAGATCAAGATCATGGGCGGTGACATGGACACCGACAAGGCACTCGTCAAGATGTACGGCGCGTCCCGGCGGGCGACCGACATCCAGATGCAATCCAAGGCGACGGCGCTTCGCTTCACGAAGGAGTTCTTCGACGGCGACGAAGCGACGGACGTGACGGGCTTCGACGGCGTCAATAAGCGGCTCACCGGCAACCAGGTTATCTATGCAGGGGATAACGGCGCAGTGCTCACCAAAAACCTACTCCTCCTGCTCATCGACGCGCTCGACGAAAAGCCGGATCTTCTCGTGTGGGGTAAGGCGTTCGACCGCCAGGTCGACAACCTCTACTCGGGGAGCACCATCATCACAATCGACAAGAATCAGTGGGGCGAACGTGTCAGGCTCTTCGACGGGATCCCCATCGGCATCGTCGACAAGGACCACCTGGGCAACGTCATCCTGGAATTCGACGAGATACGCGGTACGTCCGGCTCCGTCTGTGGGTCGGCCTATGCCTTCAAGTTCGGCGTCGATCAGTACGTTGCCGGGCTCCAGAACGGTGAACCCGAAGGTGTCGATCTCGGGGAAATCGACACGATGCCGGTCTATCGGTACCGCCTGGAATGGCTGATCGGCATGGCCATGTTCCATCCCCGGTGCGCAGCCAGGCTCGCGGGTGTCCTCAAGGCGTCCACTATTCTGTAAGGAGAAAATCATGAGTCACGAACAAAGCACAATCATCAAGGATGAGTTGCTCATCCTGCGGGCCAGCGCGGCGGCTACGGCGGTCGCGACAGGGACGGGACTCCCCATCGGACCGACGGGGCTGGTTAAAGCCGTCGTCAACGTCACGGCCCTGGCCACGAGCGGCACTATCGCCGTCAGTATCGAGGAGAGCGATACGCTGGGGAGCGGCTACACAACCGTCGCCTCATTCCCCGTCATCGCGGCCGTCGGTCTCTATGAGTTGCCCTTCCGGGCGACCAAGAAGTACGTGCGGTACGAGACCACCGCCGTTCACAGCACCGAATCAATCACCTACGAGATCCTCGTCACCACGGTCGAAAAGTAAGGGAGACCCATGCCGATCTATCTCCTTGAAATTCCAGGATCGGAATTTACGGGATTCAAGGGCGGCGTGGACTTCTACTGGGGGAAGGGGTCGACGAGCTCAAAAGCTGATGCGGATCGGCTGGTAGTTAAGGCTGGTTGCCGGATCGTCGAACCCGCAAGCGAAACCAAGGTTGAGGGGGTCCCAGCCGGGATCCCCTTGGCCATCTCCACGCCGGCAGGCGAGACGCCGCAGGAAACGAAGCCCAGGATGGGCACGCGTAAGGGAGGCAGGAAAAAATGAGCTACATCATCAAGTTGAGCGAAGATCAAGCTCCCCAGGACGCAGTCTTTCTCATCGAGGCGAAGGTCTACTCGGCCGGGGTCCAGGTCAAGCCGACTTCGGCCACGGTCACAATCCGCGACCCCGACGGTACAGAGGTCCTGGCGGCAACTGCGATGACGGTCGACGGCACAACCGGCACGCTGAGCTACTTACTCGCCGCGGCGAAGACAGCGGACCTCTGGGAGAGCGCCGTCATCGAGATCAATTACACAATCGCTACGGTCGTTTATCGGGCGACGTTCTTTTTCGACGTCGTTATTACGCCGCTCGCGTGCGATGTCATCGACGTCGACCTCAAGGCATACTTTCCGCTCCTGGCGGATGAAATCTGGACCGGCACGACGAGCTTCAGCGGCCAGATAGCCGAGGCGTTCAATGCCGTCAAGCGGCTCATTAAGGACAAGGGCAAACGGCCCTCGATGCTTATTGACGGCTCCCAGGTCCGGGAGCTTGTCATCATCAAGACCTTCGAGATGATCTTCTTCAACTTCAGTAAAGACCCCGAGGACGTTTGGTGGAAGCGGTATATCGCATACCATGACCTGTTCACGGCAAGGTTCGCGGCGCTTCAGATCAAATATGACGAGGACGCGAGCGGGACGATCGAGGCCGACGAAAACCTGGGGCTCGGCCAGCTGACGCTGATCAGGTGAATTCATGACGAAAAGCAAGATCCGGACGCTCATCGAGGCCGTTGAGACGCGGATGACTGCGCTCGGGTTCACGGCGACGAATACCGTATTCGACTTCGACCTCATTCCGGATTCGATCATCCACAAAGCCTATCGGATCGAAAGCCGGATCATCGGGAATAACTACGGCATGGACAATCAGGCGAACCCGCGTGAGGAGATCGCGATCTGGATCGCCTACAAGATGAAGCGCGACGCCCGGGCGGCCTGGAAGACGGCGCTGGACGACAGAGAGGTCATCGAGGATGACCTCGTGAACAACCCGACCATCATGGCGCTCGACTCGGACCCGTTGCTGACCCTCGATTCGGAGGCGTCGGCGCAGAAGTATCTTGAGGATTACCTCGTTTTGAAGTTGGCCTTTACGGCCGACTATCTTAGAACTATTTCATGAGGTGAAATATGACCACACCAATTTATCCAAGTAAAAGGTTTTTCCGGGCGGGTGCGAAAAAGGGGGCCGCGTGGGGTGATGAGATCGTACTTGGCGCGACCAGCGGGATTCTGATCGAGAACGACGGCAACCCGCAACTCAAGCAGCCCTACAACTCGCACGACGACATCGACGCCGTAATGCCGCTCGACGGCGATCTCGGACCGATCGGGGCCGTCGACTTCGCCCCGGACTTCGCAGAACGGTATGATCCGGGCCCATTGGGGTCTATGATTGCGGCGCTATTCGGCACGTGCCCGGCTCCGACCGCGGGGAAGAGCATCCTCGATTGGGCGGATAGCGTTTCGGCTTTCTTCACGTTCGCGGTCGAGCGGCCCGGGACGATTATCGAGGTTCCGTCCGCGATGCCGATGAAGTACGGAGTGAAAATCGCGAGCGGCCTGCTCAAGGGTTCAATCGGACTCCGGGGCAATGCGCTCGTCGCCGCCCCTACCCTCAACACGGCGACGGTGATGGCCGCCCTGGGCTATGTGGACAAGGGGAACCGGATCAAGTTCTCGGAAGGCGTCATCCGCATGAAGGCACAGACCGGCACAACGTGGGCCCCCGGGGATATCCTCGAAGTCAGCGACATCGACATCAGCTATGAACGGACGCTCGATGATGTCCATGAGGCCGGGAGCGAAAGCATCATCCTGCCGAAGGAAAAGAGCTTCAAGATGACGGTTAAGGTCACGCTCCCGCGGACGAGTGCGGCGAATCTCGCGTATCTTGCGACGTTCAAGGCGATGACGGCGCAGCGGATGGAAATTGCGTTCACCGGCGGCATAGTGACAGGCGAAACCCATTACTCGCGCATCTACGGATTCCCGCGGCTGAAACTCTCCGCGCCGCCGGCGGCGCCGCTCGCGGACATTATGACCACGGTGCTCACGTTCGAGGCCGAGGAGGCTGCCGAAGCTCCCACAGATATGACCGGGCATGTGCGTCCGTATATCGAGATGGTGAACGCCGCGACGACGGGATATCTGGCGTAAGCGCAACCGTCCGAGGGACGGGCCGGGGTGGCCCGCCCTTTGCGATATTTCGAGAACCTTGCCCCCACATAAGGGGCAACTCCCTTTCTTTGAAATTGAGCCGTTCTGACGCCTGTTTAGGGGCTTTGTAGAGTCAATCCGTTGGATTTTTATTAGGAGGCCAAGATGGCAGAACTGAAATTCCCGAAGGCTTCGGTCATTCGGACCTTCACGCTCAAGACAGACCTCATTGATCCGCCGATCGTGAGACTGGAGCTCACCCCGGCCAGCGGCAAGGATAAGTATAAGAACATCCTTTTGCTGGCGGGAAACGTCAAGGACGGCGAGGATGTCAAGAAGATGTCGCCCGAGGCGCAGCTCAGGCTCATTGACGCCTTCGAGGGCCTTATTCCCGTTGTCTCAAAGCACGTCATCGGCTGGGATTTGACGGTGGGCGGGGAGCCCATTCCCTGCACAGACGAGGAGAAAACGAAATGGCTTGGCCCGCTCCTCTGGGAGATGACGGAGCCCGCCCGGCCCGAGGTGACATTCGACCCGGGCGATGACGAGGAGAAGGGGGCCGACACGTGGCTCTGGTCGGCCATCATGGAGATTATCTCCGACCAGGGGAACTTCCTAAAAAACTGACGGACTATCTCTCATGGCTCGCAATATGGGGCAACGCGGTGATCCCCCGGGAGATAGGGCAAGGAAGCGGGCCCGCTCAGAATCCGCCGCCGCTCGACGATCACTCGGCGGCAGTCATGGTCTGGTACAGCGAGAACGTCACGGCGTTTACAAGGGATTATGGGCTCATGTCGGAGCTCATCCGGGAGCTCGGGCTCAGGGGTTTAGAGAAGGCCATCACGTTGGCCAAGATGAACGTCATCTATGAGGTGCAGGTGAAACAATCACGGAACGCGGCAATGGAGGCGAATGGTGCCTGATGTAAGAATCGACGTCTACGCGGACACCCACGGCGCGCCGAAACAGCTCGGCGATACCGAGAAGGCCCTTGACGGGCTTGAGAAGGGGGCGGGCGTAGCCAATGGAACCATGGGCGGACTATGGAAACAGTTTGCCATCGGTCAACTCGCCGTCGCGGCCCTGAAAAAGGCTTACGATTTACTCAAGGGCGTGGTCGAAGACAGCATCAAGAACGCGCTCGCACAAGAGAAGGCCGATGTCGCACTCCAGGCGGCCATCGAGATCACCGGGCGAACCGTCGAGGGAAATCTCCAACACTACCTTGACTTCGCCGCGGCGCAGATGAAGCATACGACCTACACGGACGACGAAATAGAGGCCAGTCAGGCCCTCCTCCTCCAGCTTACCAGCCTTGACCAAAACGGAATCGACCGGGCGACAAAGGGCGCGATGGGCCTGGCGACGACGATGGGGATGGATCTCCACGGCGCGACGGTGATGGTCACGAAGGCGATGGAGGGCAATTACGGAGCATTAGGCCGGGTCGGGATCAAGGTCGCCGAGAACTTGACGGCCGAGCAGAAGCAGGCATCGCTTCTCGACCAGCTGGACAAGCTTTACCAGCGCTCAACGGCGGAAACGGATACCTTCGGCGGCGCTCTCAAGCAACTCAAGAATTCCTGGGGTGAGGCGCTGGAGACGACCGGTATGGCGATCCTCAAGAACGAAAAGGCCAAGGAGGCCATAAAAAACCTGAAGGAATGGATCGACAAGGTAGCATCATCGCCCGAGTTTCAGGACTTTCTTAAGGATGCCGTTGCCGGCTTAATTAAGGCGGCGGAGTTTGCGGGGAAATTCGCGAATGCCGTAATCACCATCTATGATAAATGTATCACGACAAACAAGGCACAGAGAGAATTAAACACAACCTACGACGCATTTCATAAGAGCATCCGCCTTGCGATTGACGGCGGGCGCGACTATGAGGCCGAGATGAAGGCGGCCACGGAAGCTGCGGCTAAAAACAAGAAGGCCATTAACGAAACGGGAACCGCTGTTCATGGCCTATCGGCGGAGCAAATCAAGGCGGCGGCCGAAGCGAAGAAGATGAAGGATGAGCTGGAGAAATCGGCGAAGGCCATTCTCGATAAGTATAACCCGCTTCGGACCGCGATGAAGAAGGTCTTGGACGAAGAAATCTTGCTGACAAAAGCCTTTAAGGCGGGGGCCATCTCGGAGGCGCAATATCGAATCGGCATGGCGGCCAGCGAGAAAGAGCTCCGGT